CCCACGCACAGGTTTTTTTTACCACTACTCAGAGGAAACATCTGTTGACTGAGGTGAATAAAGGCGGGCGTCCTGAGCATGAGCGCACAGAAGCCTTGGCAAAACGAGTGATGGTCCGTGCTGCCGCGCAGTGGAAAGTGTCACTGATCGCGGAAGATGTGGGCGTCTCTGAGCCGACGTTACGGAAGCATTACGCGGAAGAACTGTCCAAGGGCTGGACGATGCTTCAGGGCTATCTGCTGGACCTGCTGATGGAGCAAGCCGCCAAGGGAAAGACGGCGGCAATCCGCATGGTTAACGAGGGGACGCTTCAGACTGCGGGCGTTCGACCGAAGGCGACCAAGGCCAAGCGGGAAGAACAGCCCCGCGAAGTGAAGGCTGCGGCCCTGGGGAAGAAGGAATCGCGGGCGCTCGGGGCGGCACAAGCCATCTCTGGCGACTCGGACTTGCGCCAGAACTGACATGTCGCTGGATTGGTCCACCGCTGTCCTGGATTGGGAACAGCGGATCGTCGGGCGCGAAAGCCTGATCCCGGACCTTCCGCTTGACGATACGAGGGCAGGCCGGGCGCTGCGGCTGTTCAAGGCGCTGAAGGTTCCCGACATTGAGGGCAATCCGACCTATGGCGAGGTCTGCGGGGATTGGGTGTTCCGCCTCGTCGCTGCGGTGTTCGGGGCCTTTGATGCGGAGACGAATACCAGGTTCATCCGGGAATACTTCGTCCTGATCCCGAAGAAGAACGGAAAGACATCCATCGCTGCGGCAATCATCGTCGTGGCGCTGATGGTGAATGAGCGGCCCAGCGCGGAAGCCCTCTTGATCGCCCCGACGCAAAAGATTGCCGAAATGGCATTCGATCAAGCAGAGGGCATCATCAAGATTTCCGCCACTGCATCTGGAACACCGCTGCTGGGCCTATTCGCGCTTCACCGGCATATCAAGGCGATTGACTACCTGTCGGACTCATGCCCGTCCAAGATGTCGATCAAAGCGGCGGATGCGGACGTCATCACCGGGTCTAAGGCGACCTATATCCTGATTGACGAAACCCATGTGTTCGCCAGCAACACGCGGGCGGCGGGGGTGTTCAAGGAAATCCGGGGCGGTCTGTCTCACCCGCAGAACAAGGGCTTCCTGCTTCAGATCACGACCCAGAGCAAGGTAGCGCCTGCTGGGGTGTTCAAGGCAGAACTGGATCGGGCGCGCAAGGTCAGGGATGGCAAGATCATCCTTCCCCTGCTGCCGGTTCTATATGAACTGCCAATCCGGCTGATGGTGGAGGACGGTTGGCGCGACCCGGAAACGTGGTCGATGGTCAACCCGCACCTTGGGCGGTCTGTATCGGCTGACTTCCTGCGGGAAGAACTGCTTGCGGCGGAAACGGATGGCCCCGAAGCCCTGGCGCTTCATGCCTCGCAACATCTGAACGTCCAGATCGGCCTTGGGCTGAGTCAGGATGCTTGGGATGGGGCGCGGCACTGGCTGGCGTGTGGAAAAGACGGGCTGGACCTGGATGAAATCCTGCGTAACTGCGACGTTGCGACCATCGGGGCAGACTGGGGCGGCGCGGATGACCTTGCATCGCTGGCGGTTCTCGGTCGGCGGCGGCATGACAAGACTTGGATGGTCTGGTCCATGTCCTGGGCGCGGCCTAGCGTATTCGACCGGCGGAAAGAGATTGCCCCTCGCCTGAAAGACTTCGTTGCGGCTGGCGACCTGCGGGTTGTCGAGACAGGCGAACAGCAAGCCATTGAAGCGGCTGAAATTTGCGCCCGCGTCAAGACGGCTGGAATCCTGCCTGAGTCGGCGGGGATTGGTCTAGACGTGGCCGGGGTGGCGCTTCTGATCGACGCTCTGGAGGCCCGGCAGATGGCCGCGCCGCTGGTATGTCCGGTTGCCCAGGGGTGGAAGTTGCAGACCGCGATTTCCACGCTTCCCCTGAAACTTGAGGATAAGCGGCTGATCCACGGGAACCAGGGGCTTCTGTCCTGGGCTGTGGGGAATGCCAAGCAGGAACTCAAGGGTTCCAACTACATCGTCACGAAGCAGATCGCCGGGGCCGCAAAGATCGACCCGCTGATCGCTTTGTTCAACGCATCCATGTTGATGTTCCTCAACCCTATGGCCGCTCCGGTGGCACGGATCAGAATCGCATGAGCATCCTATCGAGACTCTTTGCCAGCCCAGCGCCCGCACGGGTCGAGCCTCCGCTGGCGCGGAACTCGGTGGACTCGTCGCAGGTCAAGCGCGGGAACTTCATGTATGACGTTTTCACCGGCAACAGCGGGGTGACCGCGCCGACTCCACTGTCAGAAGGTGAAGCCTACTCAGTCACGACCGTCTCTGCTGCGGTGCAACTGATTTCCGGGGCAATCGCGTCCCTTCCGGCCCATGTCTATGCGCGGGCAGAGGATGGCGACCTGAACCGCGACTTCAAAAACCCGCTCTGGTGGGTTCTGAACGAGCAATTCTCGCCCCGGTGGACTGCGGCGGCTGGATGGTGGTTCCTCACCGCCTCCAAGCTGCTCTACGGGGACGCTTTTGCGGAAATCAAACGGGACTTGGCGGGCCGGATTGTCGGGCTGATGCCGATCCATCCGACGCGGGTTCAGGCAATCACTGATCCTGCCGGGTGGAGGCTGGTCTATGTCGTCTCTCCCGATCCGACCGTCTACAACCCGTCCGACGAGGCGCGCAAAATCCGCGTCCTGAACTCGGATGACATGATCCATGTGCCGGGATTCGGCTTCAACGGGACGCGCGGCCTGTCGATGCTGCGCTACGCCCTGCGGACGGCTGGACCCTTGGCGAAGAATGCCGACGTGTTCTCGGCGCAATTTCTGAAAAACCAAGCGCGGCCTGATTTCGCGGTGGGGACCGAAGGGAACCTGACCGAAGACCAATTCGCGCGCCTGAAGGACATGCTTTCGGAACATGAGGGGCCGGAAAACGCCGGTCGCCCAATGATCCTTGAAGGCGGTCTGAAAATTCAGACGCTCACGATGCCCCTTGAGGACGTGCAGCTTCTCGAAACCCGGAAGTTTCAGGTTGAGGAAATTGCCCGCGCCTTCATGGTCCCGCCGTTCATGCTGGGCCACACGGAAAAGACATCATCCTGGGGGACCGGGGTTGAGGCAATGGGGGCCGGGTTTGTCCGCTACACGCTGCGTGACCACCTGACCGCCTTCCACAACGAAATGAACCGGAAGTTCTTCCCGCGCGCGCCATATGTGATCGAGTTTGACACCACCGAACTGGAACGGGGCGACACCAAGGCCATGTTCGAGGCGGTTCGGATCGGCCTTGGGCGTGCTGGTGAGCCTGCATTCCTGACCACCGAAGAAGGCCGCGCCATGGTGCGCCTGCCGCGTGTGATGACGGGCACCGTGCCCAGCAATGAACCCACGAAGGGAGCGGCGGCATGAACTACGCCCAGATCAAGATGCGCCTTGCCAACAAGGGCAAAGGTTCCTTCCGCTCAGAGGGAAGCACCATTTTCCTCTATGACGCGATTGCGTCAAATCAGGACGAGGCGGACTTCTGGGGTGGGGTTTCCCCGGAAGCGTTCATCGCGCAACTGGACTCCATGTCCGGGCCGGTGACGCTGCGGATCAACAGCCCAGGCGGCTCGGTATTTGGGGCGCAAGCCATGGTCGCGGCGATGCGGCAATACAACGGCCCAATTACCGCCCAGGTGGACTCGCTTGCCGCTTCTGCGGCGTCGGTTCTCGCCGTCTCTTGCGCCTCCTGCACGATGGTTCCGGGGGCCATGATGATGATCCACAAGGCTTGGGGCGTGTCGGTCGGGAACTCCACCGATATGAACGAAATGGCCGCGCTGCTGGACAAGCTGGATGGGTCAATAGCTGCCACCTACGCCGAAAAGGCTGGCGGATCGGTCGATGACTTCCTTGCCAAGATGGCCGCTGAAACGTGGCTGACCGCTGATGAAGCGGTGGCCGCGAAACTTGCGGATCAGGTCGCGCAGAACAACACCCAGCGCGCCCAAATGAATTGGGACTTGTCGGCGTTCGCCGCTGCCCCGACCTCCGTCGCAGAAGTCGCGGCGGTTCCGACGCCCCCGGTCGAACCGGCCCCGGCGAACAATGCGGAAATGGAGCGTGATGCACGGCTGCGCCATGCTGACGCTCTCATCCGCACCTCCCCCATCTGAGCGCGCCGCGCCAGAGCCACCACCAAGAAAGAGGTTTACCATGAGCCTGCAAATCCTGCGGGAAGAACGCGCGCGCATCGCCAATCAAATGCGCGACCTGGCCTCCAAGAAGGATTGGGACGCCACGACCGACCGCGCCGCCTATGACAAGGCGGTGGACGATCTGAACGCCGTCGATACCCGCATTTCGGCGCAGATCAAGTCGGACGAAATCCTGGCCGAAACCGCCGTCAACGATGCTGCCGCCGACGCGGCGCTGCGGGTTGCCAAGGACAAGGCCAAGCCCGCCCTGAACCAGTATGCCCGCTGGCTGAAGGGTGGCGACAATGCCCTGTCGGCCCAGGAATGGCTGGACATCCGCAACACCATGTCCACCACGACCGCTGGTGAAGGCGGTTACACCGTCCAAACCGACGTGGCGACCTCGGTCATCGACTACATGAAGGCCTATGGCGGGATGCGCGCCGTTGCCAATGTCATCAGCACCGATGGCGGCAACGACATTCAATTCCCGACTTCGGACGGCACGTCGGAAACGGGCGAATGGATCGCGCAGAACACGACCGCGACGGCGGCTGACATCAGCTTCGGCTCGGTCACGCTGAAAACCTTCAAGGCTTCGTCCAAGTATGTGACGGTTCCCTACGAACTGCTGCAAGACTCGCAGGTGGACGTGGAGGCGCTGGTGAACAAGCGCCTTGGTCAGCGTCTGGGGCGCCTGACCAACACCGGCTATACCACCGGCAACGGAACCTCGGCCCCGAACGGCATCGTGACCGCTGCCGCCACGGGCTATACGGCGTCGAACGCGACTTCGCAGGTGACGGCCATCGTCTATGCCTCGCTGGTCGAGTTGATCCACTCGGTTGATCCGGCCTATCGGATGGGCGGGGCCTGCAAGTTCATGATGAACGACTCGTCGGTGAAGGTGATCCGCAAGATCGTGGACGGCCAAAGCCGCCCGCTGTTCACGCCGGGATACGATACCCAAATCCCCGGCGCGACCGGTTCGCAGCCCGACTCCCTGATGGGCTACCCCATCGTCCTGAACCAGGACGTGGCGTCGATGGCGGCGAGTGCGAAGTCGATCATCTTCGGTGACTTCAGCTACTACACGATCCGCGATGTGATGGCCTTCAGCATGTTCCGCTTCACGGACTCGGCCTTCACCAAGCTGGGCCAAGTCGGCTTCCTGGCGTGGATGCGCACGGGCGGTCAACTGCTGGATACCAACGCGGTCAAGCTGTTCGTGAACGCTGCCACCTGACTTCTGGGGGCGCGGGGAAACTCGCGCCCTCCCTTCCGGGGGAGCCTTCATGACCTTTCAGCGGCCATATGACCGGGTGTTTCAGTGTGCCGACCTGACGACCAACGTTGTCACGGCTGCGGCCCTGAAGGCGCACCTTAACGTCGTCTCCACGCGGGACGATGAAGTCATTATTTCCTACGGCCTTGCCGCGCAGAACATCGTTGAGCGCACGACTGGCCGACTGCTCACGTCGCGGGCCTGCACCCTAAAGCTTCAGGGGTTCTCGGATGATACCGGGGTTGAGTTGCCGGGCGGCGTCGTGAACTCTCTGACTTCGGTTGTCGTGGATGGGGCGACCATCGCGGGCTGCACCGTCTATGGCGATAGCCCGGCGCGCGTGTTTCCCGCGACTTCCTGGCCCGGCGTCACGGGGACGCTCTATCCCGTCGTGATTTCCTACATGGCTGGATACACGACCATCCCCACGGCGCTGGTGACTGCCATCAAGATCATCGTGGCCGACCTCTACGACCGTAGGGAGTCCGTCACCACCGACCAAGCCCATGTCTCGCCGTTCGCGGCGTCTGAACTGATGCGGCTCTATCGCATCAAGCCCCTATGAGGACTCCCATGCGCAAGTATATCCTGACCGAAGAAGCCGTGACCGGCGCGGGCGTCCTGCAAGCCGGGGCCGACATTACCAGCCTTCAGCCGAACGAGCGGATTGCTCTCTGCCAGCTTGGCAAGGCGGTTGCCGTGGCTGAGAAGGATGCGCCCAAGGCGATGGCCGAAATCGCGGCACAACAGAAGGCGTTGGCGGAAGCGGAAGCGGCCCGTGTGGCGGCTGACATCGCGGCCAATATCGAAGCGAACAAGAAGCCGGAGCCGCCCGAAGAACTAGTTGCCGTGACGCCCCTTTCGGAAATCATCGGCTGATGGGCGCTGGCCGGTTCCGCTCTCAGATCATCATTGAGCGGCAGAAAAAGACCTCGGACGGCGGCGGCGGATTCACCATCGAGTGGATGCAGGTCGATACTGTCCCGGCAGAGGTTGTCCCGATCCGGTCCCGGACGCGCGGGATTGAGGGTGAGTCTGGCGGACAGATTACGTCCATGCCCAAGGTCGAGGTCAACCTGCGCCCGCATGAAAACTACCCCGACCTTCTGGCTAACGCGGCGGGCTACCGGCTGAAGGACGCGGAAACGGGCGAGGTCTATGGGGTCAACACGGCCCAGGACTTCACCGGCAAGGGCGCGCTGATCACCCTGACTGCGACCAAGGGCGAGCCTACCTGATGGCTCGCATTCGTGGGGCAAAGGAACTTCGGGCGGACCTGAAGCGCCTTCCTGAAGCCTTGCGGGAAGAAGCCATGAAGCCGGTCAAGGCGTCCACCGTTCGGATGCACCGCCGCGTCATGGAGCTGCTGAACAGCGCATCGTCCCTTGCGCCCTTCTACCACGGGCTTCCGGGGATGCAGGACGTGGACACGCCACTTCACCCCGCCGGTTCTGCGAGGAAGTCCTACCGCTATTCCATCGTCAACAAGGGTCTGACCGGGCGGGTCGGGCAACTGTCGCCGGGCGCAGAGCGAGCCGGGTTCCACCTGTATTTCTTCCTGAACGGCACGTCGCACCAGCCCGCGCGCCCGGTGCATGACATTGCCTTTGAGGAAGAACGGAACCTGTTCGCATCGGCGCAGCAAAAGGCCCTGCTGAACGTCCTTTCGAGGCTTCCATGACCGTCGCAAAAAGCTGGGAACTGCAACAGGCGATCTACACGACTGTCGTTGCCGCCACGGGGCTTCAGGTCTTTGACCATATCCCGACCGATGCCCCTGAAGAATACATGCGGCTGGACGGGTTCAATCTGGCCGACGACTCCCCAAAGAACGCAGAGCGCGGGCGGCACAGTTTCGTCGTGCATCACTTCCTGCGGCCCACAGCGACCGTGGCGCAGCGTGGGATGAAGCGCGGGAAAGAGAAGATTGCGGCGGCACATGCCGCGTTGATGGCGTCCTCACCTGCGGGCGGGCGTCTCGATCACGAAACCATGGACGCGGCCCCCGATCTAGACGGGGCAACGGCTCATGTTTGGAGCCGATACTCGGTGATCCTCTGACGCGGCGGTGGCCGCACCTTCAAGCCAAGGAGTGAAACATGGCTACCGGCAAGAACTACAAACTCTACATTTCGTCCACCGCCGCTGTGGGCGGGACGATGACCGAAGTCGAACTGCAAGGCGACATGCAGATCAACCCCGGAAAGACCAACGAGCGCACGTCCTACAAGAACGGCGCGCTGACCGCCCAGGGCAACGATGGTTTCTCGGCGTCCTGCACCGTTGGCCCGAACGAGCCGCTTTCGACCGGCCAGCAATACCTGTGGACGCACTTCCAGAACGGCGGTTCGACCTACGTTGAAATCAAGTCGTCCACCACGGGTTCTCAGAAGATCGTCGGCCCGGTGATGGTCGCCATCACCCAGATTACCGAGCCCACCAAGGGTGTGGTCGAGTGGACCATCGACATCAGCGAAAACGGCACCATGACCTGGTCCACCGTCTGATGCGGGATGCTCGCATTCTCAAGCATGGTGGGCGGGAATACCAACTCCTGCCCACCTTTGAGGTTCTGGACAACTTCGAGACTCGCCACGGCAGCTTGATCCAGCACCTGATGAACCTGGTGAATGGGACCGCAACTGTCCACCAGCGGGCCACCCTGATCATGGAAGCCGCCCGCGCCGGTTTCGTTGGCGAGTTCAACTGGAAGCACGAAGCCGTGCGCAAGATGCTGTTCGAGTTGGGCGTGGCATCCGACGATCTGGTGTTGCTCGAAACCGACATTTGCGAGGCGTTGCTCTACACCCCGGAGCAATACATCGCAAAAAAAGCCCAGAGGGCCGAAGCGCAGAAAGCCCAGGATCAGATGGCGGCGATTCTGGGCGGCTTCGATCCTGCTACCGCGCCGCTGTCGCCGTCCTGAAGTGGACGCCCAAGGACTTCTGGGCGGCAACCCCGAATGAGTTCTTCGAGGCGCTTAGCGCGGTAGAGGAAGCACAGCCCAAGGAGCAGTAATGGCCCGCAAGGTTCTGGCAGAGTTCGACGCCATTGACGGCCCGTTCAATGCCAAGGTTCGCCTCATTGAGCAGGGCGTTGCCCGGTTCGAGAAGGGCACTCTTGCAGGGTTCTCCCGCGTCGAGAAGGGGCTTGATTCCCTGCTGGGCTATGCCGCCCGGCTGCGGAATGTGTCCTACCTCGTCGCGGGCGGTCTGGGCGCGTCTCAGTTCACACAGTTCATCGACACATCTATCCGCATTCGGAACGAGTTGCGGGGGATTGGCGAGGACTCGAACGCCAATTTCCAGAAGGTCTACCTTGCGGCTACCCGTTCGCTGGCCCCGATTGATGCCTTCACGTCTGCGGTTCTGCGGACTCAGAAGGTCATGGGCGACAAGCAGTCGTTTGACCAAACGGTTCGGCAGGTTGAAACCCTGACCAAGCTTCTGGCCGTGAGTGGCAAGAGCGAGGCGGAACGCGCGTCTACCCTGCTGCAATTCACTCAGGCGCTTCAGGCTGGTGCGCTGCAAGGCGACGAAATGCGCGCCTTGCGGGAAAACGCCCCGGTGGAGTTCCTGCGGGCGATTGCCAAGGCAGCGGGCGGAACACTGGCCGACCTGAAGAAGTTCAGCCAAGAGGGCGTCATCACAACCGAAGTGATGATCCGGGCGCTGGATAGCCTTGCTGCGACCGCAGACGCGCGGATTGGGAAAGTGACCCTGACTATCGGGGACGCGGTGAACGTGCTGCGGAACGGCGCTATCGTCGCTGCTGAGGCGTTCAACGGCGGGTCTGGGCTATCGTCCGCTGTCGTCGGAACGCTGTCTGAGGTCGGCAATATTCTCGGTCAGAGTGCCGATGCCCTGCACATGTTCGGGGTGGCCGCCAAATGGGCCGCAATTGCATTTGGCACAGCGTTCGCAGGACGAAAGCTTCAAGAGACAGGGGCTGGGCTGTCGTCCCTCTATGCGACGGTCATCAAGGGCGATAGCGCATGGGCCGCTCATACCGCCGCGATTGACGAGGTTGTGGCCGCGCGCCGCGCGCTGGACTCCGCGACGGCTGTCTCTGTCGCAAAGCAGACAGCCCTTGCGACAGCCCAAGCGAAGGCTGGGATTTCCGCCAAGAGCCTCGCTACCGCCCAGCGGTCTGCGGCGAGTGCGCAACAGGCTGTTTGGCTGGCGACCGACCGCCTCACGGCGGCAGAATCCGCCGCGACCGTTGCCACGGGTAGGCTTGCCCTTGCCTCTCGCGCCACAGCCGGGGCAATGGGCGTTCTCAAGTCTGCGATGGCCTTCATGGGCGGCTGGCCGGGGCTGTTCCTGATCCTTGGCACGGCCATGCTTTCGGCTGGGTCGTCTGCTGAGACTGCGGCTGAGAAGTTCGACCGGCTCGCCACGCAAGGCACCGGCGCGCGTGACATGATTGACCAAATCGCGGATGCCCAAAGCCGCCTGAACGAGGCCATCGAAAACGGGGGCCATGCCTCTACCGCTGCGACTGACACCATCGTTGCGAACACGACGCGGGAACTGAACGCCAAGAAAGCGCTGCTCGCGGTGGAGGCCGCGAAGCTGAAGGCGCTTCAGGCAGAACGTCAGATCGAACTCAACCGCTTGTCTGCGGCTATGGCGGCAGTCCCCTCGGCGCAATCGCGCGTCCCTGACATTCTTCAATCGAACCTTGGGGAAAATGCCGCCTTCGCTTCGGCGCAAGACCAAGCGGACGCACTAGCCCAAGCGACGCGGGAGTATAACGCCGAACTCGACGCTTCCACCCTGAAGCTGCGGGAAATGAAGGCGATCTATGATCTCGACCAAGGCGCGCTTGAGGACATGCAGCGCATCCTTGGCGAGTCCGCCGGGCAGATGGATCGGGTAGGGGCTGCGACGACGAGCGCCAAGGATAGCGCCATCGCCCTGGTTGATGAACTCGGTGCAGCCAAGAGCGTCATGGACGGCATGGCCAGCGTTGACCTTGCGTCCCCGATTCAGAAGGCATGGGAAAAGGCCAAGGGCCTCGCGGCGGCGCTGTGGAGCGCCGCTGGGGCGCAAATCGCCGCTGACGCCAAGAGCAACATGAACTTCTCTGACTATGCCGGTCCGATGCACGACGTTCGCTCGCCGTATGGGTCTATTCCTTCCGGTCTTGGAACAGCCCCGGTAACGCCGGATACCACGCCAAGCGGCGGCGGCGGATCATCTGAAAAGAGTGCCCAGCAAGAGGCGCTCGACTTCATCAAGGAAATGATGACCGCCGAAGAACAGCGGGCGGCGAAACTGACAGAACTGCTGGCGCTGCGGCAACGTCTGGTGGAATCCTACGGGCCGGAAGCGCAGGCCGTGGCCGATCTGGACGCGGCGATTCAGCGGTATCGGGACAGTGCCGATGAGGCGGCTCAGGCGCAACAGCAACTGTTCGATGACCTGTCGAACCAATTGGCCAATGCCA